CGCTTGTCACACACCACCCCATCCGCCGGTTTGGTCAGGTCGACGCGACTGATCCCCGTCACGTGTAACGCCGCGTAGATGGCCGAGACGGGCAACTGCCCCTCAAGCCGGCGCGCATCAGATATGGTCGCGTCCAGGCTGGCTCTAGCTGATGCAAGAACAACGTCAGGATCTGGCCCGTCCTCAACCCACAGCACCGCCTCGACCTTGAAGTCGGTCGGGATACCTCCCTGCACGCGCGGTCGATCTGTAACAGGCCGCACCGCCTCGGCCGACAGCGCCTTGAGGACCGTGGCCACCAGCTGTGCCTCGGGCACCGCGCTGCTCGGCCCTGCGAGTACCGCCAGTGATACGTCCCCGGGCAGCGGGTTGACCAGACCAGCGTCATAGTCGCAGACCACGACAATAGCCCCGGCCGGCAGCTGCGGCTTAACCGCGGCTGGCACCGGTACCCCGGAAAACCGTGGGGAGTCGACCGAAACGTGTACCAGTTCAGCCGACGAACTCAGCGCGTGATACTCGTATGCCCCGCTACTGCCAGCGACCGACAGCGCTTCAAGCGACAGCCGCGTGCGGTAGCGCAACGCTTCATCGCTCTCCATTACCGCCGCTAACGGCGGCACTGCGTCAGGGGCCGCCGCACGGATGGTCAGGCGCTGTACGCCGTAGTCAGCAGCGCGATTGTCCAGGTCGGCGCCCTTGGCGTAGGCCAGCAGGCTGGCCTTGGCCGCCGCGTTGACGCGGGCGCGCATGACCAGCTCACGGTAGGCCATGACCTCCATCAGCTTGACCACCGGGTCGGACTCCAGCAGCGCCGTCCATTGGTCGCCCATATGGGCGCGGAAGATGCCTAGCACTTCCTGATAAAGCGTCTCGAACTCCAGGGCCTCCACCACGTCGGGTGGAGGCAGCAAAGACAGGTCAATCATGCGTTCACCTCCACGACGGCCGAATTACCCAGGTACTGACCCGTCAGGACCAAGCCAATCTGACCGTCGAGTACCGAAACGACCTTGACCCGTTCCAGCAGCAGGCGCGGCTCCCAGCGGCCCAGCGCGCGGGCCACCTCGGCTTGTACCGCGCTTTTCCAGCCCTCGTTGACCGGCAGGTCCACAAAGCGGCGCAGGTTACTGCCGTACTCCGGCCGCATACGGCGGCTTTTCAAGGGGGTGGTCAGGATGTCCTCAATCGACTGTTTCAGGTGATCGAGGCCAGTGGATTGCTGGCCGGTACTGCGATCCACGCCAATCACACTCAGCCGTCCAGCTGCTGCAGGTCGGCATGCTTGCGCAGAAACGCCAGCGCCTCCGCGTCCCCGCCCTGGACGGTCACGCGGCCGGCCACCACCTTGAACTCGCGCAGGTCATCACCGGCCTGCAGGAACAGCGAGCGCGATGTATAGGCCCGGTCGGTGAAGGACACGACGGGCAGCACATCGGCCAAAACGTCCGGGCCCGCGCCGTCGGCCGTACCTGGTACAACTGCAGATTCGTCCGCACTCGCTGCCGCGTCGGTCGCGGCGGCTTTCCTCACTGTTGCCATAAGTGATGCTCCAGAAAAGACAAAGCCCGCGAAAGCGGGCTGTCAGTGTTTGTGGTTCGCCGTGTTGCCGGCGGTATCGATGATTTTCCCGAGGCCGAGGATGTCGCCCGTTACTCGTAAAGGCCCGACGATTTCCACGCTGCCCTGCAGAGTGATGGTGGGCGCCTTGGCCGTGATCGCGGTCGACTCGGCGGTGATCGCGGTGTCGGTGATAACAGCCTTGCTGCTACCGACCACGATGTTGACCGTGCCGCTGGGGAGCGTGATGGTGTAGCTCTTAGCCGCCCAGTCGTAGACCAGTGAGCCGCCATCATCAAAACGCCAGACCTCCACATGGTCGCGATTGTCCGGGGGAGCGCCAGCGTTGCCATACAGCCCAGGAACGAACGTCCCCTGCGCTGGCTCGCCACTCGGGCTCACCAGCACGCCCTGCTCGCCCATGCTTGGGGCACGCCAGTGGCGGGCCTTGCCGGCGGCCACCGCGTGCCAGCGCACCCAGGCGCTCGTCCAGTCGCCGCCGTCGGAAACCCGCACCTTGGCGGCGACCAGATCCACACCCACGACATAGCAGGGGATCACCAGGCCGGCCAGCATGCGGTCGGCCTGCGCGGCCGCGTAACTCATGCCAGCGCCTCCGGCGATTGATACAGGCCTTCATTGCCTGGGCCACTGTCCGGGTCGAAGGCGAACTTCAATGGGCCGGGCTCCCGGGGCCATGGCCACTCCTCCTCGCCCAGGTAGATCACCTGAGTCCATTCGACGACCCAGACCGCAAAGCTGTCCAGTTCTGGCCTGCTCCAGTCCCGCTCTGCCCGTACGAACTGAGCAAATTCAACTGCCAAGCCCCAGGACTGCATGCGTAACAGCACCGCCAGCTGAGCCGCAACGAAGGCTGCCACATGCAAACAGTTGGGCTCATCCACCCCAACGATCACACGCGCCTCGAAACGAGCATCTACTGCGGTCTCACCTGTACCAGGATCCCTGTCCGCACTCTCGAGGCCTGCCAGCTCAAGCACTACCGCCGGCACCGGCACAACCTCAATCCCGTCTGGCATCGTGCCGACATAGGCGAGGCCGGGAATGGCATCGCTGATGTGTTGCTCGATTGCGGAATAGATCTTAGCGAGGGGTATTGGGTCATCAACCATTGCCTGTTCTCCGCAAATACTTATGCAGCTCAAAGTTCAGCTCTTGCTCAAGGACCACCTTCAATCGTTCGTGAGCTCGGTTGGTCCAGGCTTCAAAGTGCGGTCGAACGTCATCGAGGGAGATCTTCGCCTTGGCCAGTGGAAAGCGGCTGTCGTTCTCTGAAATCCAGCCAGAGCGACGACCACCGCCGCCCGAGACTTCGCTTTCCGGGTAGTCAGCTGCATCGAAGTGCTTGCTGGCAGTGCGAATCCAGATGTCCGGTCTGCCCCCGTACACTTGTCGATAGAACGCCCCCTGATAACGACGCCCCGCCACCGATACACCTGTGCGGGTTTGCCGGGGACGGCCGGCGCGGCTGGCTTCAATGGGACGAATACCGAACCACAACTTGCCTTGCCCACTGCTCCCCATTGGGAATGCCTTGAGCCGCTGCCTCACAGCTGCGATGGCGATTCGTTCTTGCCGCCCGACCTCTCGGGCAATCTGCCCGCGAAGCCAGCGCAACGTCTTGTTGATAGCTCGACGCTGGGCCGCAGCCATGGCCTTGGGCACAAGCTTGGCAAAGTCCTCGAAGCCTTTAACGTCTTGCGGGCTCATCTGCAGGGTGAGCAACCCTGCGCTGGCTGACACTTTGTGATAGCTGCCGACACTCATGGCGATTTCCTCAGAACGAGCGTCACTAGGCCGTCGCCCCCTGGCTCTATGCGGGCGATGATGTAGTTGCCACCACCGTCCTCGGTCGGCAGATCGATCATGACGGTCTGCCGCGCCTCAACACCCGCGCTATCGCCAACGCGGATGACCAGGTGCGGCTCACGCAGGCCGGTATTGATCTGACCGATCTTGGGTTGCAGCCAGGGCGCCGAGAACATACCGATAACATCGCGGCCATCGATGTGCGCTGGATCGCCCAGGACATCGAACACCACCTCATCCACATCGTCGATCAGGTCCCGAAAGCCCATAATCAGATCGTCAGACGGATGACAGCGCGAGGTCGTGTGCAGATATGCAGCGGGTTCGACTGTGCCTCGCCGTCGACCCCCTTGCCGAAAGGCATCTCCTCGATCTTGCTGTAGTACGGCAGGCCTTCGGTATTGACGGTCTCGATGTAGTCCGCCGGGGCGTAAATCGACAGGAACAGATCCGAGACACCCTCCGGCACCAGGCGCGCCTCGTCGTCGGCAACATACGCGTTGCCACCGACCTTGCCACGGTAACGCTCCCAGCTGATACCGCCAAAGTCGAATGACTCACGGCCATCACCACGCAGGGATGCGGCTTGCTGGCTGCCTTTGTAAGTGTCGACCACCGATTTGTGGGCGATCAGCTTCTTCCAGAACGTCTTGCCGCAGAAGGCACGCGCGCCGGTAGTGGTGACGTTGCCGAGGGCATCCTCCTGCATGTCCAGTGCGTCCACGCACTGCCCCTGAACATTCGACTCCTGATCGTTGAGGCCCATCGCTAGCTTCTGCTGCGACACGCCAAATACCTTGTAGATGTCCAGCAGCACCGTAGCGCCGTCAGCATCGAGCACCTTGCCGTTGAGCGCGCCCATTCGATGGTATTCGTGGGTAGCATCCAGCTGACTCCGCGCCTTACTCAGGCGTTTGTTCACTACAGCCTGGACAGCCTGCAACTCTGTCAGGGCGCCGAACGCGCGAATGCCCTGAATTTCGTCGGCCTTGATAGCGAAGCGCTGCGGCAAATGGAGGGTGTTGAACGGAATCAGCTGACGCTTGCTGCCGCCAACCACCAACCCGGAGGTGCCGCGCTCACCTGCAGGCACCAGAGCGAGCGTATCACCGTCCTTTTCGAGCTGGACGGTGAGGGTCGGGACACCCTCTTCGCGGAACAGACCGAGGGCTGCCAAGCGGCCCGGCACATACTCCTGCTCGTTGATGGCCGCAGTCAGGGCGGCAACGCTGAAAGCATCGTCTTGGAAAATGGCAATCTCAGCCATGGGGTACTCCAGAAAGTAAGAACCCCGCTCAAGGCGGGGTTGGGAAGAAGAGTTAGTCAGCTCAGCGCAAGATGATGAACTGTGCAGCCAGCGCTTTTTCGGCATCGACATCGACGCCAGTCAGCAGCGCCTCGGTGACCTCGGCCAGCCGCACCACCGCGCGCCCACGGCGCGAAACATCGGACTCGCCGAGCGGGGCAAAGAGGATGCAGACGGCGTTTTCAGTCCCATCTTCAGCCGCAGGATCGTATGGCGCGAACTCGCCGGTTGCCGTGACTAGGCCCAGCAGCTGGCCGGCAACCAGGGCCGGGCCAGCGGCGATGTTGATGGCTTCACGGGAGATCTTGCCCGCCCCCTCGGAAAGCAGAAACTCACCGGCATGGACCGGCTCCAGTTGGGTTTTGCTCATGGTCGTGTTCCTTTAATGGCGGCCTGCCGGCGGGCAGCCCAGATACTGGATGGATTGGGGAGTTGTGCCTTGACCTTCTCCTGCTCATCGTCGGCCGGCGGCAAGGCGTTGTTGATCTCGAAGCCCTTACCGGAGCTGACAATCTTCTCGAACAGCCGCGCCCGCACCGCGTCAGTGTCCAGGCCGGCAGCAACGTAATCTTTCGTCAGCTCGGGCAACCGCGCCGCGACACAGAGATCGTGTACGCCCTTGGCCTGCTTCAGCGCAGCCTGCACCGTGGTCGTGTCGGTCAGCTTGGTCGAAGCGATCAGCGTTTCAGCCAGGTTGGCGATACCGGCCTTGGCGCAGTCCTGGGTGATCATCAGCGCCAGCGCCGTCGAGTCGGCGACGTCAGGCTTGGTCGACGCAGGCGGCTTTGCCGGATCATCTGCTGGCGGCTTGCTGGACAACTGGTCGAGCAACGCCTGCGGGGTTTTCTGGTACCGGGCCATGGCCGCGCCATTGCCCAAACAAGCCCGCACCTGCACGCCACTGCTGATCTCATCTACCAGCCCGAGGTCGAGGGCCTCTTGGGCCGTGAGCCAACTCTCATCGTTGACCAAGCGCCGCAGCTCGGCCTCATCAATTTCAGGCGACTTGGCCTTATAAGCCGCGATGATCACCTCGAACGCCTGGTCGAGCACATCGGCCACACGGCGCAGCTCTTCGGCATCACCTTCGATCCAGGTGTAGGGGTTGTGAATCATGAGAATCGCGGTTGAGGCCGCCACAACGCGGTGAGCGCCGCACACCGCGACGCTACCCGCACTGGCCGCCAAAGCATCAATCCGGCCGGTGCAGCGCTCGCCCAAGCGCCTGAGCGCGTTGTGAATGGCCACGCCCTCAAACAGGTCGCCGCCGCTGGTGTTGAAGGCCACGTGCACCGGCGATACACCGTCATCGATCGCCTTCAGATCGCGGAGGAACTGGTTGGCGGTGATGCCCCAGCCACCGATCTCGCCATAGATGTAAATCTCGATCGGGTTTGGCTCAGCGTCAGCAACGCCCTCGGCCTTGGTGGCGGCGCTGATGCGGTACCAGTGATGTTCGTTTTCGGGCTGCTGCGTGGGCGCCTTGTTGAAGATGCGGAGGGGTTTCAAGGGTTTCATGCTTTCTCCTTCTCGTCGGGATCGTCATCGACCGCCGACAAAGTGCTGTACTTGATACCCAGGCCCTGGGCCCGGGCGAGATCGGCGGCGTTCTCTTCGTCCACCACCTCGGCATCGGTACCGTTGCGCAAGCAAGTCTCGCTGCGTGTGGTGAAACCGGCAGCGATTTCCATTTGCCGGGACTGGACGTCTTGAACGGGGTGGATGTAGGCCCAGCCTTGCGGCACCCAGCGGGTGCGCCGGTATTCGCGGCGCCGCTCCGAGTAGTCCGGCAGGTCGAGCGCCCCAGCCAGCACGGCCATGTCCAACCAGGCTTGCCGCACAGGACGGCACAACTGATGGACGTAGACCTGGAACTGGAGCTGTTCCAGCCGGCGCCGGAACTCGTTCAGCACCACTCGGATCGCCCGGTCGTTCACGCCTTGCATATCGCCGGTCATCAGCTCGTAGGGCAAGCCGGTACCGGCGGCAGCAGCCATCAGTTGCTGCCGCATGAAGTCGCGGTAGTTGTTGCCGGCGTCCGGCGGGTCGGAGAATTCGATCTCCTCGCCTGCCCCAAGCTCCTGTACTGTGCCGGGCTCCAGCCCCACCATTGGGGTGAACCCGTCCCGGTCGAGGTCGACGGGCGCCCCGGTGAGAGGATCAAGCTGTGGCCGACCGTCCGGCGCTGGCTTTCGCACGAAGCCTGCGAACAGGTTGGCCACTTCCTGCCGGAACAACACCGCATCGTCGAAGTTGTCCAGACTGCGCAAGCGCTTCAGGACGGGCGCCAGACGCGGCACACCGCGCAGCTGCCCCGGTTCTAGTGGCTCGAAGATGTGCAGCATCTGCTCAGCAGGTACACGCACCAGCTGGTTGTAGCCGACATTCAGCGAGGACTTATCGCTGGGGTGGACGCGATAGCACCAGTACGCCACCCGCCGCCCCATGCCGTTGAACTCGATCCCTGCGCGGATGACATTGCCGAAGCGGGTCACCTCGAACTTGTCGTGCGGGACAAACTCCGGTGCCAGGCACTGCAGTTGCAGAGGTACGGCGTAACCATCTTCCAGCCGGCGCGGACGCAAGCGGACGAAGCATTCGCCCGACTGCTCCACCGTTCGGGCCACCAAAGCCTGCAAGCCGTAGAAGTCTGTGAGCTGATCGGCATCAGCCTCATCCACCCAGTCCTCCCACAGGACCTGCATCGCCTTGCGCACCTCTTTGTCGACGAGCTGCGGATGCGGCGTAATGCCGGTACCGATCAGGTTGCTGACCCGCTTGTCGATCACGTTGGCGGCGTATGGGTCATTGCGGACCGCACTGCGGGAGCGGGAACGTAGGTTGCGCAAGGCCGGCATGATCAGGCTGTTCACGCCGGTGTCCGGCGCATCCCAACCCGATGAGCGCCGTCCCTCGGCGGCGCCTTCATAGCTGGCTTTAATCCGTTCGGGCACCAAAATGCCGGAACGGCCGAGGGACATATAACGTCCGCTCACAGTCCCTTGCCCCCATGGTAGAGGCGAGTCACGCGCGAGCGCGGCCCGGCGGCCTTCACCAGTTCGGACTGGATCAGGTCGCGCGCCTTGATCAACTCCTCGACCGTTCGATACTCGACGGTACGGTCCGAATACCGAACGATCTTTTCACCACGCGCGATCGCACGCTCGACGGTGGCGAGGTCTGCTTTTGTGTAAGCCATGTCAGCGTCTCTTCAGATAGCCGCTGCTGGAGCTGCGGCGTTGCATGGGTTGAGGTGCGGCAGGCGGGGCCGACTTTGGTGGTGGCGGATCGGTACGCCTGCCCGGCGCTGCTGCAGGGGGTGGCGACGGATCGCCTTCTTCCTGTTCATCAGGCGTCGGCTCGCTGGCCTGGGGCCGGGCTGGCTGTTGCTCGCCCTGGTCGAAAAGGCTGGCCTGCGCGAGTGCCTGCCGCAGCTTGTCCCAGTCGTGTTCGACGTACCGGTGTAGGCCGAGGAAATTGGCCATGGCCAGGTTGTACACCATAAGGTCCAGCGCCTCGTTGCGCTCGGCCTTGCTCTTGACCCACTCGATCCGCTTGTAGCCCTTCACGTAGCGCGCGATCTTGCGTTCGGCAACGCACTGCTGGAAGAACTCGTCCGGCAGGTCTTTGGCGAAGTGCAGCGCACCAGGGCCTTTATCGAAGCTGTAGCGGTTATAGATCCAGTCCTTGGCCGTGTCAGTACCGACGATCCACAACTCAGCGCCGTTTCGCTCGGTCTGGCCTTTCCAGGTGACGTCCACCTGCGACGGGCGCTGGGCGATAACAGGCCGGCCCGGCTTACTCGCCCCCTTGAGCGCAAACACGTTGCGCCAACGCCGTACGCGGGTGAACTGGTAGACCTCGTGGGTGTGGTGGCCGCCGGAGTCGATGCCAGTGGCCAAGATCGCCAGGCTTACCCCGCAAGGGTGGCGGTAGCGAATCTTGAGACGGTCATCAAGCAGCGCCCAGGTGCGCTCGTCGGCCGGGTCACCGGGGATCACCTGGTGATCGACTACCCACCGTTCCATGCCGGCACCCCAAGCCATGACCATCAGCTCTAGACGGTTGGCCTGAACGTCGACGGAGGCCGTCAACGCAAGAGCGCCCACTGGCAATGTGCCGAGCACATAGTCTTCTTGCAGCGCGCGGGCCTGCAGCACTTCGGCCTTGGTCTGCTCGATTGCACTGTCCCAGACCTCAGCCAGGCGGGTGTTGTAGAACACCTGCATGGGCTCCAGATCGCCACGGTCCTGGGCGCGCTTGGCTTCCTCGAACTCGCGGGCCAACATCGTCCACGAGTGCCAGCCCAGCGGGGCATACAGCGCGTTGAGCTGGAAGCTCACCGTCTCACCGTCCCCTTTCGCGTGCGCGCGCCATTCGCCCTTAGCCAGCATCTCGCTCTTGTGGTGCTCCTCGATCAGCACATCACAATCCGAGCCAGCGCACTGGTAGTGCACAGTGCTGAAGTCAGGCGAGTACAGCAGGCGGTCCCAGCTCAGCACCTGCATGTGCCCACAGGTCGGGCACGGCACGTAGAAGTGGCGCTGGTCGCCCATCATGAAGAGGTCGTCGATCCGCGACGCCCCCTTGATGAGCGGTGAGCTGGAGAAATAGAACTTGGCATTGCGGCCGAAGGTACTGCCCCTGGCTTCGGCCAGCTTGATGGGGTCGCCCTCTTGGTCGACGTCGACATCCCAACGATCGACCTCATCGCCGTAGATGTACCGCGCCGACAGCTCGGACAGGTTGGCAGCCGAGCCGGCCGTGGTGGCGAACAACGTGCCACCCTCGAACTCCTTGGTGTCCATGGTGTTGCGGGCATCCCTGGAGCGGTTAGCCGCCACACGCGCCTTGAGTTCGGGCGTTGCATCGATCGTCTTACCGATCCGCGAGGACACTCGTTTGGCGAGCCCCAGGCTGGGCAGTAGCGTCAAGATGTTTGACGGCGCCATGTGTATCAGCGCCCCGATCCAGTTCAGGGCAATCTGCGTTTTCATCAGCTGCGATGCGACCTTGGTCACTACCCGCTTGCACGGGTGGGCTGGAGACAGGCAGCGCATGGGTTCGCGGGCGTACGGTGTACGCGCGGTGCGGTACTTGCCAGGCTCTGCGGCGCCGGTATCACGCGGGATCCGCATGTACTCGTCCGACCACTCGTCGACCCACAGATCGGGGTCAGGCTTCAGCCCTCTGCAATACGCTTCGCGGTACACCTCGGCACCGTCTGCGTATCCGGTGGGCATAGGCTCAGCTCTGTGTAATGGCTTGCGAAAGGTCGGCGCTGTTCATCTTGCCGACTTCGGTGAAGACGCGGCGGAAGGCGTCAACGAGGTGTTTCTCGATGTCCCAGGGGTCACTCATCGCGACCAGCTCGGCGGCCAGCTGTGGCGCAAGGCCGAGAAACTGATCGCGAAGCATACGCCCCGCAGAGTACGCGGCATCTTCTACAGCCTG